ATCTCGTTAACGGAGAACCGTTCCCACAGGCATGAGTCTACTCATCTTCCTCCTCATCTCACTCATCGGCGGGCCGCTAGCCACGGCCCTGCCAACAGTGCGGTTTGCGCGCATGGTCATCACTACCATCGCGCGTTACCAGCTCTATAGCGTAACTGCCACAACCGCATGGTTGTGGCGGCTGGCTGGATGGGGGCTTTTAGTTGCCCGCATCTTTAGCATCTTAGGATTGATAGCCACTCTAGCGTTCACGATATGGTGGTGCCGTAGGTGGTGGCGCTCGGGGGAAGCCACGCTTAACCCGATCCGCCGCGCTGAGGCGCACATATTCGAGGGCAATGTGGAGGATTTAGAATCCGAGGAGGAGCAGATGGAGGCCGAGGAAAGCAATGCTGCTCAGGTAGAGGCAATGCGGACGATCATGCAGGGAGGCAGCAGCAGGCGCTCAAGGGCGTTTATCCGCACGTGGGTCTCGGCTCTTCGGAACGAGTTCCCGCTGCGGGCCAACCGGGAGGCAGACAGGGGGGCAATGAGCGTGTGGCTCGTCAAGCGTCTTCGGGCGCGGGGCATGAGGCACACCCACATTGCGCGTGCTGTCCCCCGGGTGGTGGCTGTGGCCATCAACAAGAGCATGGAGGAGGCGGAGGCTGAGCTGGAGGCAAACGAGGCTAGGCTGCTTACGAATGGGCAACGGACCATTGGGCGGCTTCTGGCCCTCATTGCCTTGCGGCTGGGATTTCCTGTGCTGGCCCCACCAGCATAGGGGGGCCTGGTGACGACCCCCGGCAGAAGCACGCATGGTGATATCGCCAGGATGCTTGCGGATATGCAGGGGGTGGTTGTGTCCTTCACCGGGTACCTCAAGCGCAAGACGCGCTCACTCCAGTGCCCCTTGGGACTGCCGACCAAGGGTACACTTTACACCCATGCCAACAATGTGGGGAACCTCGTGCAGGCTGTGCATGAGAGGGTCATGGGGCGTATCGCTGCAGGCGGCTGGGAGCCGACCTTGCAGCCCCTGGCTGGCGCCTTTTCTTGCGCCAGTCTCCAGCGGTTTCGGCGCCGCCTAAGCAGACTCCTCCCGCGTCACTCGCGCCGCGTGTCCAACGGCCAGTTCGTTGAGCACTATACGGGCCAGAAAAGACGCAGGTACGAGTCAGCTGTGGCGTCGCTGGCGCGCAAGCCCTTGTGCAGGGCTGACGCGTACCCTGGGGTGTTCCTGAAAGCAGAAAAATGGAAGGAGGTGAAGGCGGGCCGCGTGATCAGTGCGCGCAGCCCGCGGTATAACGTCGAGCTGGGGCGGTATTTGTTGCCCCTTGAGCGGCGGGTGTACCAGGCGATTGGCGAGGTGTTTGGGGCCCCAACAATCATGAAGGGCCTCACGCCTGAGGCGCGCGCGTCTGTGTTAGCTGAGCACTGGGCCGAGTTTGACAGGCCAGTTGCAGTGGGCCAAGACTTCAGCAAATTCGACCAGCACATCTCAACCCAGGCTCTGAATTATGAGCACGGTGTTTACCTAGGGGCGTATGAGAATGATCGCTGGTTGCAGATGCTGCTAGGGTGGCAGCTGCAGAATCGTTGCTACGCAGACGTGAGCGACGGCAAGGTTAAGTACCGTACCGAGGGCGGAAGGATGTCCGGGGACATGAACACAGCCATGGGCAACTGCATTATCAGCGCTGCCCTGCTGTGGGCTTACTGCCACGAGAAGGGCATCAGGGTCCGGGCCATTGTGGATGGCGATGACTCTGTTACCATCATGGAGGCAGGGGACCTGGCAACCTACTTGGATGGAATTGAGGGGTGGATGGCCGAGAAGGGATTTCGCTTGGTGACTGAGGCACCTGTTTACGAGCTGCACGATGTGGAGTTCTGCCAGTGCCGTTACGTCGCCAGCGTGCCACCGACAATGGTGCGTAATCCCGTCAAGGCCATCACACAGGATCACGCCTGGGTCGTGGACCGCAGCATCACTCATGAGGAGGTGCTGGCTGCCACAGGCCTGGGTGGGCTGTCCCTCTATGGCAATATGCCAGTACTCGGGAGCTACTATGCCATGCTGGCCCGCACCACTAAGGTCAGCGAGAAGACGCTGAGCCGGCTGAGCTTTCAATCCAGCTGGCTGCGGGACGCTGCGCTCAAGGGGGGGACCCACGTGGTGCCAAGCGAGGCCACGCGCCTGGCGTTTTACCAGTCGTGGGGCATCACCCCCGGGGAGCAGAGGCAGCTTGAGGCGCATTTTGATGGCATGCGCCTCGCTGCTTCCTTCGCCGCCGATTCCAACAAAATCTACAACGAAAACTATCAGGAGTACAGGAACTATTACACGATTTGCACGACTGACTAAAGATGGCTAAGACTAAGGGGGCGAAAAAGCTGACGGCGCGGAGGAACAAGAGGAGCACAGTAGTTGCGAGGCGTGCCGCACTCCCCGATGAGGGTAGAGTGTCGAAGCACGCGGGCATGGTGCTGGACCCCTGCAACGGTGACTTGGGCCCTACCGCATATCGAGGCAGGGATGGGTTCGTGCAACGGTTTAGTGCCATTGCCGGGCTATCCTCTGCCACTGACACGTGCGGTATTGTGGCTTATTACCCGCGCTACAACCGCTGGTACATTCGCACCATGTTGAACACTGGGGTGGCGATTGTGCCTGACTTCTACGACGCAACCTATTCCTTCGCGGGCCCGGGAGGCACCTACCTTGTGACCAATGCCTCAGCGCATCGCGTCGTGGGTGCCTGCCTGGATGCCTTTTACACGGGCACGGAGCTCGACCGCCAAGGGATGACTTACCGCGGCAACATCGTTGCCAGCGCTTTCGTGGGCAAGTCCACCACACTTGCGGCACTGATCCCACTCCTGCAGATCCACTCGCGCACTCCTGATGTGCCGGTGGCCACGAAGTGGATTCCGGCGCCGGTGAATGAGGAGTACTTCCGCACCAACGCATCCGCTGGCACATTCGATGACCAGGACAATATCCTCATCTATTCGGTCGCTGCTTTTGCCGCGAACAAGATTCTGTTCAACTTCAAGGCTACATTGGTCTCGGAGTGGCAGCCCAACACCAACCTGGGGCTTACTGTGTCTTCGCCCAACACCACCGACGCAGTTGGTGGGTTCGAGCGGGTGCGCAACATCCTCCATGGGTTTGGGAGCTTCTGGTACGAAGCAAAGCATACCGCACAAGTCGCCGCGTCAGTGTACCGCAACATTAGGGAGGTGGCACAGGTTGCTGCCCCTCGCGTGTTGTCCATCATGGCGTAGGTCAAAGTATAGTAGTTCGGGGCACCATGGCACATGGTGAGCAGTGGCGTCTGGTAGTTGTCGACTAAGCGTGAAGTACACTAGGCTGGTGTTAACAAACGGATCGCGAAGCGCAGAGCCACTGTTAGCCGCCACCACAAAGCGCATCTGAAACGTGCCTTGGCAAGCACGCGCCTGTGGTTGGGAACTTAAAAGAGAGCCCTGGTCTGGGACCAGTAATGGCAGAGACTACCCAAAAAGTGTTCGCACCCCCTGGGGAGGTCTGGTATACGC